CCTATCTTCATGCGAATGGTAGAACGCTGGAAATTACCCAATCCCACATTGAAGGAAAAAGCCACGCAAGCGTCAAATTTACCTTGATGACCAGCAAGATTGGGAGCAAGTCTAAGAACACCAGATTCAAAAGATTCAATGTCTTTTCGGAATATCGCTTTGAGTTCATCTTTGCTCCATGTCCTGTTGTCTTCTGGTTTTAATGGATATTCAGGGCGCAGCATCCCTGTATAGCCTTCCTTGCGAACGATTGGGTATTTGATCTGGTCTTGGTAAATCACATGACCCCAACCAATAGTCCACATTGAGGCGCTACATTGATAAGGTTTATCCCTGTAGCCCTCAAACTTGTGCATCAGTTCAATGCCCTTGTCGCTGGTTTTCATTTCTTAGCGCCGCGAGAACCAAACCAAAAACCAATAATCCCTCCAAGCATTGACATTTCGTCATCGCTAAAGATTTCGTTACCAATGCGAATCAAATCATCAACGCCTTTAATCATTTCTGGGTGTGTCCAGACATAGTAACCAAGACCACAATTAATGAATAGAAGCTCTAGAACGAATAAATAGGTAATGACAGGTCTGACAGTACCAACAAAGGTTGAAACCCACGGTGCTGCCTTTTCTAGAACCTTTGCGTCATGGGCGTAAGCCGCTTGCGTCATCGCAGCATCAGCCTGAATTGATACTTGGTCGGTACGCATTTCCTCAATTTTGGCTTGGGCGGCAAAACCCTGTGCAGCCATTTGAAGTTCACGTTCTGTCTGTACTCTAGCCAAAGCCAGTTCATGTGATTGATCTTGCTTGCTTTGAAACAGCTCAATCACTTTGGGGAACATGGAAATCAGCAGACCGCCAAGGGTAGAAAACAAAGATAACATTACTTCTCCTTCTTTAAATCTTCTTTTAGCTTACGCAATTCTTTTGCTTCTTTCTTGATTTCTTCGTGCATCCATTTTGTATCTGTGTAAGTGATATAGGCCATAGCCAATACAACCACCAACACAAACAAAACTGCTAGGTGTGCCAGAAAGATGCCTTTTCCGCTGCTTGTATTTTTAACTGCCACATCATCCACCCAAGAAAAATCAAAGCAAATATTGCTAAAGCCGTGTCAATTGATTTGTCTCTAACCTCGCGCATCAAAGCCTCTTTAGCTTTCCTATCCATAAGATCATCATGCTCTTGCTTTGCTCTTGCCTCAGTTTGTTCCGCTTCAATCTGGTTTCTCATTTCCTCAAATTGTGTCCACAAAGCACCCAATTCAGGCGGTGAGTGATAAACCATTTGCTCACGAATTTCAACGTGCATTGATTGTAGTTTTTGGCGAATCAGAATCCGCTTTAGCGCCATTCTTTTAAGTGATACATCAGCACTTTGAACCTTCTTTGCTTCCCTTTCCTGCTCCCAAAATATTGCTTCTAACCTGTCAAACGCATCAAACATTTCACCAAGGTTGTCACCAATCTTGAAAAGAACTTCATCAGGATTTGATTTTGCTACCTCGGCGACACGCGCCTTTTCAGCCTCAATCTTTTTGACTTGCTCTTTGGAAACCTTTTTTCCTGCAAACTGACCAGAAATCTCATCGTAGATTTGCTGTACGTTTCCAACTACGCCTTTAACCTCTTTGTAAAGAGCGCAGCCATCTTTGACTAACTGAAATGCCGTGGTTGCCGCAAATAAAGCAGTCCCGATAGGCACATTACAAGCCGATCAAGCGTTTGAAGAATTCAGCAGCAGCGCCAGGGCCGAACAACACAGCAGCCAAGACCGCATAGATAAGATATTCCATCTTGTCCATGCGCTTCTTGCCGTTTTCAAACTGTTCCTCAATGCGTTCATAACGCAAAGCGCAAACAGCTTCGTGGCTGTTCAATCTAGCCTCTGTTTCGTCAATGGTCGCCATCATCATGCTTTCTGGATGAACGCCAAAGAATAGTAGAGTGGCAAGTTTGTGCCAATGCTGGAAGTTACAGAAGAAGTAAAGCCGCCAGTATTACCCACAGCAAAGGTGTTGCCAGCGCCAACCACAAAACGGTCACGCAAATCAGGAGTGCCGTTTGTGCCATCACAAATGTAATAACCAGCAGGGATTGAAGCAATCGAGCCAGACCACATAATGATGCCACCAGCAGGGACTGCACTAACTGAAGGAGTCGTTCCAATAATCCCATAAAGGTTGTCATACGTCTGAATCACCACGTTATTTGAATCTGTCAGCACAAATTTATAGGTTGAACCATCAGTCAACCAAATCTCTTGTGGTGGGCGACCATCAGTCCCCAACTGAATTGGGTTTGTATTGGCAATCGTTCCTGCTGACGTTGTATATGTGTTAGCAGGAGTTGTGGAACCAGCTTGGTAGGTATAGATATACCCGCCGTTTAATGGAACGCCTGTGGTGGTAAAGAACTGAAAGCCGTTACCAATGGGTGAAAGATTGACTGCCATTATTTTTCCTTACCAATGTCTTTTAAATTTACACCAGCGCCAGGCTTTAAAGTCTCTTGAACTTGTTTAGCCGCAGCACGTTTTTCCAAGAATTGACGACCCATCGAGCCAATTGGCAAACCTTTAGCCGCAACGTTCAGACCTTGCTCTGTAGCGCCTTTGGCATATTGACCCATTGCGCCAACCAAAGTGTTGGATTCGTTAACAAATGCACCACGGGGTCGTGCCTCAATCAATTGGCCTGTCTTTGCCAAATCTTTAAGCACCTGTGAATCTTCGCCAAACAACTGTGTCAGCTTCTTATTCACATCCAAATTGTTAATCAACTGTGTGAACTTAGCGGTTTTGAAGTTTCCGCTTGCGTCTGTTGATTCACGAATGATGTAGTCCAAAGTGCCAGCGCGTAACTGCTTTACAGCATCAGGATTGTCTTTCAACATATCCATTGCTTTTGTGAAATCAGCATTTTTGGAACGCAACACAACTTTAGGAATAAAGTCCTTAGTGTCAGCAGCCCCATTCACAATGTCAGCATATACAGGGTTGTATGTGTCTTTACGCTTGTCCAACAGATCAAACTCAGCTTTAGCAAGGCTTCGTGCTTTATCTGCAACTATCTTGGCTTCTGCTGTTTCATTGAGCAATGGCAACTTTTCAAGTTCACCACGAACCAAAGTCAAAGCATGAACAGCGTTTCCGTCATCAGCGCGTTGAGCCTTACGAGTTTCCCTTGCAATCTGAGTGCGTAGGTTTTCGTATTGGGCAAAGTTCATAGGCTTGCCGCCTTCGTATGCTTCAATCTTGCTCTTAATCACAGAAGGCAAGAAATCAATGTCTTCATTGGTTGTTAAAGCCTTCAAAGCATTGTTACCAAATGACTTGCTATCAACCTCAATCTTGCCAGCGCCAAGTTGGTCTAAAGCGTCATAGGCTGATTTGATTTCTTTCTGACGAACGTTATTGATCTCTTTGAAAGATTCAATTGCTCTTTCAGCGTTAGCAACATAGTCGGTTTCATGCGTACCTTCTGCGGTGCGTTGCTTGATTTGTTCAGCGTTTTCCTGCAAAGCCTTGTTCTGCTCATTAAAGTGTTGAGCCAGCTTTTCTTTCATTCCGCGCTCATTGCGCTCAAATGAGATGAGGCTTGGGTCTTGCAAGGCTTGACCTTTTGTCAGACGCACAGGAATTGGCAAAGTATCAGCAACAAGCTGGTTTTCCAATGCTGCTTTGTTAACTTGTTCAGGCTTCATAGCCTTGAGTTCAGCAGCCAATTCAGGTGAAGCACGACCAATAGCTTCATTCAACATGGCTTGATTGGTAGCCGCAGCAGCACCGCCTGATTGCATGGCGTTAGGCTGACCCGCCTTCTCAATACGAACTGTTGGCAAAGCCGCTTTAGCTTCTGCCAAGCCACGACCAATTGCACGACCAGCGGCAGGAGTTGCCATCAAGCCAGCATTGATTGCGTTTTGAACGTCTTGAACTGGAACACCAAATTTTCTAGCGATTGATTCAGCGCCTTCGTTGATGTTCTGACCAATGTATTGCATCACCTGAGTTGGCAACGCTTGTTGATATTGCTGAGTTTCTGCCAATCCAGTAGCACGACCCACAGGTTCTGCGAGTTTTCCTGCAACCTTTTGAGATGCAGCAGTTGCTTCTTCTGGAGACAAGCCAAACAATCGACCAGCACCATAACCAACAGTTCCTGCGATCATGGAAGGAGCGCCAGCAATCACATCTAAAGCAGATGCGGCAAATGCAGGAGCTTGCTTTTTGGCTTCAAACAGGTTTTGCAAGGCAGTTGGCAACAAACCTTTTTCTTGTGGCTGTGCCTTTTGCGATGTGTCACCAAGAATCAACGCACCCAACTCATCTGGGCCTTCTGGTTGTGCTTGAAGTTGTGGATTTAAACCACTCATGGAACTTTTTTTCTTCCCTGCATCAAACATATTCTGCAAGGTAGAAACATTAGACCTATCTGGCTCTCGGCTAGTAGGTCGTTCTCCGAGAATCAGTTGGCCTAATTCATCCATTAGAGTTCTCCAGTTTCAGTCAGTTTCTTGATGTTATTGTACTTTTGGAAGAACTGTTGACGTTGTTCAGGATTGCTACCCAAGAGCTTGTCAATCTCAACTTTACGCTTTTCAGGGTCTTTGACATTCTCAAAAATGCTCATGGCTTCAAACACCTTTGAATCGGCGTTCTTAGACCATTGCTGTTTGAAAGTGTTTAAGTTGCTGTCGCCATACTTCTTGGCAAACTTAGCCGCAGCCGTAGCTTGCATATCCAAGTTTGTAAGGTCTGCGTATGTGCGGCGAGCAATGCCAATCAAAACCTCTGGTGGGTAAGTTTCGTCACCATTAGCCATTCTTTGTAAATGTTGACCAGAAACGGTATCCATTGACCCACCTTGAGCTTGAATGTTGGCAATCTGAACGTTAGCCAAGTCCTTGCTCAATTGTTTGTATTTGGGGTCGCCCGCCCAACCTTTAACTGTACGAGTGACAGCACCCAAAACGCCAGTAGAGAACAAATCTTCTTTGTCAATCTTGGCGGCTTCTTTGATAACTTCATCCAAATTACGGCGTGAAGTTGGCAATTCGGTCTGACGAGAAATCAGGCTGTTACGGTATGCAACGCCTTTTTCTTGATCGACAGCTTCGTTTGGAGCCATTGGGCGAATGTCACCAGCTCGGCGAACTGGATATTGCAATCCCATTTGCGTAGCTGTCACGCCAGCAGGAGCGCCACCGCCAACATTGCCACCAGCTTGACCGCTAGTTTGACCACCAATTGTTGCCTCGCGCAATGTACCTGTGCCAGATTGATAGGTAGCAGGAGCATTGCCAGGGCCAGTTGTAAGTTGTGGAGTTTGCAATGCTTGCTGACCAGTAGCACCAATACCGCTTTGAACAATGTTACTCAAAACTTGTTTAATAGAACCATGTTCTTTTTCAGCTTGAGCATAAAGAGGAGTAAAAACACCTTCCACAACTTGCTTTGGAATTCCAAAAGTTGCAGATCGAGTTTCTGCTTCTTTTAAAGCATTTAAAACTTCTTTCTTGTCGCCTTTTTGGATTCGTGGATCATTTAAAACACCACCAGCCAAACCATATAAAGCACTTGTTTGAGCAGCACTTAATCCAAGTTCAGCAGTTCCAGCTTCGGCAGTTGCTTTGCGCACAGCTAAAGGATTTGTTTGCTTCAATTGCTCAACTTCCATTTGCGCTTTTTGAAGTTGCAAAGGATTTAATTGTTGAGCTTGCTGGAATTGTTGAATTCCACCAGCAGTTGCAATCAAGTCTCTAAGGCTGGTTCCTTGTGCCGCAGGACTTAAATTGGTGTTGAATTGATAGTCTGGCATTTTTTATCCTTTAAGCAACACGACCACCTTGGCTCAATAATGAAGCAAGGGTGTAGTTGTTAAGAGCGTTGTTGATAGCACCTGTGTAAGCGCCTGTTTGACCAAGAGTTCCTGCCGCTTGAGCCGCAGCACTTCCAACGCCCAACTGTGTAGCTGCATTGGTTGCATTTGTTGCCGCTGTGTTAGCCGCAGTTTGACCTGTCTGACCAATTCCAGCAATGCCAGCCAAAGTGTTGTAAATGTTGTTGCGTTGAGTCTGATAGTTTTGAAACGCATTTTGATACGCATTTCCTGCGTAGTCTTGCGTAAACTTTTGCAAACCTTGCAATGTATTACCAGACAAAGCACCACCGCCTACGTTTGCAGCACGTTGATTAGCCATCTGACCTTGTTGAAGCATGAAGTCATAGTTTGGAGCCAATCCAGCCGCTAAATCAGCAGCATTAAATTGATGTTGCAAATAACCAGAACCTGTACCCATGCCAGTTGGATTACCAGCAGCATCGTACATTTGATATTGACCAGTTCCTAATGCGCCAAGGTTGCTTAATGCACCATAACCAGCAGCACGATAAGGTGCTTGCTGTTTGTTAATTAATTCAAAGTTTGCTTGTTGTTGTGCAGCGGCTCTTGCGGCTGCATCAGCCTGCATTTGTGCAGCATCTTTTGCTGCACTTGCTCCAGCAATTCCAGAAATTCCGCTACCAATTGCGCCAGCAGTTAATACGTCTTTTAATGTATTTCCAGCGCCAGCACCTGCGGCTGCGCCAGCACCTGCGGCGGCAAGATCAGCAGCAGTAGAACCACCCATAGCACTTGTAATTGCGCCTGTACCAGCTACAGCAGCAGGAACTACACCATATTCACTAGCTCCAAGCCAAGTATTAGGAGAAGCTCCAACACCACCTAAATCAACTCCACTCAAAGCCTCTTCTGCGACAACATCAGACAATGCAGTAGTGTTAGCAACAGAATTAGCAACGCCTGAATTTGCAGCGGCTTCTTCTGCGGTTGTACCAAGAACAGCACCATCAGAGCCTAAATAAGCGCCAATTTCAGGAGCGTAATAAACACCAGCAGCAAGCAATGCAGTTTCTAATGGGTGTTCTGATACAAAATTAACAGCGCCACCGACTACATCGCCAACGCCACTAACAACATCGCCAATAGCATTTGTTACGGTGTCCAATGGATTACCACCGCCTTCCAATGTCATGCCCCCACCTGGTCGTGGTTTAAAAGCATTTACTGGCAATTCACCGAAAAAAGCGTTGTATCTCATAATTTATGCTCCACCAAAATGTAGCGTTGACTGAAACCCAATCTGCGCCACAATCTTGCGACTGATTCTCTCACACCACCTTGTATTTTAGTCGCACCATGCGCCTTTAAGATAGTCTGAAATTGTTGAAAAGTGTCCGAATTTGTGATGTTTTTCCCGCCAATCGCAGTAATGAACGCCACCCGATCATTTGGCATATTTGTGAACTGAACAGCAATAACGCCCAACAGGTTTAATTCTTTGAAAACCCCTAGCGTTAACCATTGTCCACTAGACAAATAAACCTTCACTTGGTCAATAGTGAAATCTCCACCAGAATGAGCCAATGAATCCTCAATGAAAGGCGCAATAGTCAGCCATCTCTGTGCGATTTGGTCTGTCGGTATGCGTAAGATTTTCATTTAAGGATTGTAATAAGGAACCTTGAAACTTTGACCATTTACTGTGACATTCATAAAACCAGCAGGAGTTGCTGGCAATGTCGCAGAACCAGCAGAAGCTGCATTAGATGAGCTGAAGTTCAACAGATTCAAGAAATACTGCTGCCATGCCCTTGTGGGTCGATTTGAAGCCCCATCCACCAAAGGAGATTGTGGATAAGGATTCAACTGTTGTGTGTTGGAAAGTCCAGAAGTAGCCATTAGTTATCTGCTCCGTAAGCCTTTAAGTTTGCCGAAACGATAACGGCGTTTACAGGGTCTGTAATTGACACCTCAAACACGCGATCTCGCGCCATACCCAATCTGCGCCAAATGGCACGATTCTTGTATTTACCCAACCCGCCAATTTGAACCCAATACTCTTTTGACCATGTAGAACCGCCATCATTAGACCAGCGCAGCATGGCTTGTGGATTTGTTGTGGTTGAAGAAATTACCACACCACTAGCATTACCAATGGTAAATACATCAAATGGGCCAATCGTTAAAGTGGCCTCAGGATAAATGTAATAAGGGTCAGGATTGTTTGTTTGTTGAACTACCGTAGAGCGAGAAAGGCCAGTTGTACCAACGCCAGGCTGAAATTGAATTTGAAGCTCGTCAAAATATTGACGTTGGAAATCAGTCACCAAATGAGGCGCTCTACGCAATCTGCGTACATTTTGACCGTCATCGGTGTAGTTTGTCTTGTCCAGCTCGTAAATCTTGCCATTGGAATAGTCGCCAACAAGCACCATTCCTTGGAAATTAGCACAGCAGTTACCACGATGGCGCTGATAAGTGTTATCAGAAGCCGTGTAAAGCCACTTGTGCCACATCTGGGTGGCGTTGTCGTAAGCCCATGTAAGGTTTAACGTTGGGAAAGTAATGACATAAACCTCATGGCCTTCCAATTGGTAAGTCCATGAAATAGCATCTGCAACGTATTGATTTGCAAGAGTATTCTCAACCGCATGGGTAGAAATACGCTCTGGCAAATAGCCTTTCATCTGCATGATCTGCGCTTGGCCTCGATTGTTACGAGAAACGTAAGCAAACGAATTACCCAAACGAGCCAATGAGAACGGTGCAGCAATACCGTGTTGGGTAGAAGTGCCAGGGATTCGCTGGAATGGGAACGGAACCGCACCCACATCAGTCCAAACCTCTGACGAGATTTCACCCATCAAGTAGATTTCACGATGGTCAACAATCAATGCAACCAAATCATCTGGTGCGCCATCTTTTAAGGCGTAGCTAGTTGATTGAGAAATAGGCGAAAGCAGGTCGCTTGCACCCCATTGTTGGGTTGTCGGATTGTTGTAAACAAAGTAGTTGTCAATAATGTCAACTGTGTTTGCACCGCTAAAAGCACCATCTGTAGAAGGCAGAACCGAAAAGTTCAAGCCGTACATGGTCACGCCAACAGAAACTGTGTTGTTTGAACTTAGCGTATAAGTTCCAGTTCCACCAGTTCCAGTTCCTAAAGCCGTAATGATCGTACCCAAAGCAACACCTGCGCCTTGGATTGTCTGACCAACATATAAAGTGCCAGAAGTTACGCCAGAAACAGTCAAAACGTTTGTGGCAATAGTTCCTGTAAAGATAGCACCAACAGTCGCTGAGTTCATTGTCTCAGCAGAAACTGTTTGACTTCTGTTAATCGTGTAAGTTCCTGCGCCACCTGAACCTGTGCCAAGAGCTGTAATCACAGTTTCAGCCAAGACGTTCACGCCATACAAAGACTGACCAACCGCCAAAGTACCGCTAGAAACCGAGTTGACAGTTAAGGTCGTTCCGCTAGTAGAACCCGTAAAAACAGCCGTAGCTGGCGCTGAAATACGCCATGTGTAGCGGTAAGCCCCATCAACAATGTAGACGTTTATGCCGTTGTCTGTAATTCTTACGATGCCATCATTGGAGTTCAATACCCCAACCACAGAAGGAACCAAATCAGCGGTCAAAACATAAACGTAAGGCCCGCAAACAGCCACCATCTGTGTGCCACCAGAAACCGTGTGCATACCACGGACTTCCTGAAGGTTAGGCATAACAGCCTTAACAGTAAGTCCAGGAGTGGGGTAAAGAGCCACGACACCGCGAGTGCCAGGCTGCTTTAATGGGTCAATTTCAGGGAAGAAGTTGATACATTCCTGAGCATCTTGGTAGATGCTAGGAGCTTCATAGCTTGGGCCAACGAAACCAAATTCTGGCATATTAGTCCTTTAGATGAAGCCACCCGTGAGTATCCAGCCAGCATCTTTACTGCGGCTAACCAGCAACGCATCAGGATAACGGGCAGTCTGCAATGGCGACATATTTGTTCGTTTGAGCGTTGACTTGGCTTGTGCAGCGTATTGCTGAATCATCGCCAAAGCAGCAGGATTGTTCTTTCCGTACATAGGCATCAAGCGTTCGGCAAGACACCAACGCAAGGCCATTGAATAACCTTGTGGCAAGATAATTGGGTCATAGATACCTGCATATCGAGTGAACAAAGTGTTTGCAAACAAGTGCATTTCACCCTGAGATGGATTAGGCCAAATGAAAAGGTTGCCTGATTCCTCGTTAGGATTGTAGTAAATCGCTTTGGGCCAAGGGCCGTTCAAAGTTTTAAGACCAATCATTTGATAGTCTTGCAACGCCAAAACAGAGATTGGATAATCCAAACCGCCACCTTGAATAGCAACACCATTGGCTGTTGTATTTACGCGAACAAACGCTGAATCAATGCTTAAAGGCTTCTGGTAGTTAGCCGTGATTGTTGTAGAAGCAACAGTTTGATTGATGTTTACGCGATAAGTACCAGCTTCAATAACGTTACCGCCAGCACCAGTAAGGCTGTTGGTAATCCTTGTTCCGTCAGCGATTCCAGTTCCACTCAGAATCTGACCTTGGGCAACTGCGCCCGTTGTTACACCAGTAACAGTCAGAACGTTTCCATCAATAGAACCAGTAAATGTGGCTCCAATGAAGTTTTGAGTTTGTGGAGTTGGGCCAAGACTGTATTGAACTTGCCCAGGAATCACAGGAAAAATGATCTCTGTGACGTTAAAAACCATCATGTTTTCGTTAGACCATTGGTCTACGAGATCGTTCAGCATCTCAAATGCGTCTTGAGCAGCATCAGGCGTTGGGGTTTCGCCTGCTTCCAATGCTCCAATGTCCTTCAATGCTCTGCTAATGATTTCAATGGGCATTGTCATAGGGAATCCTTATTCTGGCTCTTTTTTGAGTTGTGGTTGCACTTGAGTGTCAATCTTCATCAACAGGGATGCAACTTGTTCATAAGGAAGTTTTCTCAGAACGCCAACAATGATATTGAGTTCGTCTAATTTAACTTCAATCTTTACATCAGTCATAGATTTGGTCTAAAAGTTGGTGGTCGCCAAGGCAAAGCAATTTCTTGCTGTTTTTTTACCGTTTCTAGCTGTTCAAGCAGCCTAGATTTTATGCTACTCACACCATCTTTTAAAGTCTCATCTTCAATCCATTTTGCAACTTTTTCCTCTGTTGCACCTTCTAAAGATCGTGGCTCTCTGAATGTCCAGTAACCCTCTGTTTCAATGGTTACGTCTGAAATCAAAGAAACATAATATTTAGCCGTGAGTTCTTCACCCACGGATTTCAGTTCTGTGATTTTCCAGACTATTTTCATGGAGCATCAGGCCAAGTTACTTCCCAAGGGAAACCAGCTTGTGCAGAAATGTCACGCAAGGCTTGGCGATAGGTTGCCCATTCAGCAGCCAAAGCAACGCTTGTCTCAGCTGCACGAATTACCATCCAATCGGTTTCCTTGAGCTTTTCATCACGTTGTTGACGTACAGACTTAGCTTGCTCAACGTCTTTAGCTGCTTTAGCCTCGTCATCCATTTCAGCAACGGAGTACTTAGTAAACCATTGACCATCAATTTGCTCTACGCCATCACGAAAAGCTATTTGATAGCGTGTTGGAGTGGGCTGTGCGCCTTCTAAAACAACATCAGCGCCAGCATCATTCAAGATTTCTGCCGTCAAAACTTGTGGGAATGAAGTGTTTGGATGCAGAGAACGAAACTCGCCCTCATACATCACTTGACCTGTTTCTCTGATACGAATTTCCATGATTTTTCCTTTAAGCAATAGCCAAGAAGATGTAAGAAGCTCCATTTGTGTTAATCGCAGCCAAGATTGAAGCGTTTACAGCAAAACCTGTTGTGACTGTTGTTACTGAGCCAAGCGTAGCTGATTCAGCGGCTGTGCTGTTTAATAACAAATACGGGTCAGTCAATGTAGTCATGCCACGGGCTGTGTCATATACATACCAATCACCTGTACTGTCTGTGCGCTTAATAAGCACAAATCTAGCGCCACCAGCAAAACCGCAGTTAATGGTTTGTGTTGTACCGTTACCTGTGTAACTTCCTACTTTGGAAACACCGGGACATGAAGCAAACAGATAGTTAACAAAATCAATCCCAGATTGGTTTGTTGTGTTGTATGAAGTACCACCACCATAAACAGTAAATACTGTTGATGTTGGCGCTGTATCTGCCCAATCTGAATATACAGTTGCGGCAGAAGTATTGTTCAAGTTTAAATATTTTGTTGCGCCAATAGTAGCGTTATAAACACGCCATCCAACAAGATTGCTAGAAGCAGAAGTCCTAGCTTTAACAATCATTAACTCAGGAACAGCTGCCAAATTGTGATTTATTTGTCTTCCAATTGTGCCATCACCCGTATAGCAAACCTCATCAAAGAATGATGGGGCGCGTTGGAACATCCAAGAACGGTATGCAGAATCATGCACAGCGTTCGTAGCCCAGCCATTGTTATATGCAAAATCGTATTGCGACCCTGCCGCTTCCGCAGCTGTTGAATTAGTATATAAATAAGTTCCTTGCAGCAATCTTGATGATGTATTTCGGTTACTGCCGTATAACGTATTTGCACTAATTTCCATATCTACAGGAAAATTAGATATGTACTCAGGGTTGTTAACAGTGTCAGAGGTACTAGTAGCGTACACCTTAGTCGCATCAGTAGGCACTTTCATCGGGCCACGGCGAATGGCGATGTATATGTAGGTTGAAGATGCGCCAAAAGAAGCAGAACCAGCAAATCCAGTTGCTGTTGGGTAAAGTCTTCCATCTGTCGCAGTAGATTCTGCGTTTGACAAATTAGGATACAAATATGCCAGAGATGTAAGAGCCAGACCCCTCATGTTGTCAAACAAAAACCAATTTCCTGTGCTATCGGTTCGTTTGCAAAGAATCCATTGAGGCTCATATCCAAGGTTTACAGGCGTGAATAAGCCACTCGCATCAGTAGTAAACGACCCGCAGCTAATCACATTGTCTGTGCCAGTTAAGCCGAAGCCTCCTGCGTTGTGGGCGAATAAGTAGGCAATATAAGTTACGCCACTTGTATTTTTACTACCAGCAACAGTTCCCAATGTGAAAGTTGTCGAACTAGCCGCCGACACAACATATTGAGTTCCGTTTGGAGTGTTCGGGTCAGTGTTGTTTAAAGTTAGATTTGAAGAAGCCCCTAAAGCAGCATAAGCACAAACACTCCAATTACCACTAGAACTGACTTCTTTAATAATGATAACGCCCGGCGTTGACGCAAGGCTATGAGAAATAACTCGGCTTGCGGTGTTATCACCAGTCCAAGTCACAACATCAAAGAACTTAGGTTGCTTGCGGAATGTCCATGAGGCAAACGTATCTCCAGAAGAATTTACATCGGTTCCTGTGCCAACAGTAAAACCATTTGTATTGAAACTATTTAAAAGATACGAATGATAAATTCCTTGAGCGCCTACTGAATTGCTTACTAAAGCATATCCAGCGCCTCTATTGGTATCATATAAACCATTATTTGCAGCTAAACTTCTGCTCTTAATCCAAGTTAATCCACCTTTTGTGGCTAAATCAATTCCATTATTTATAGATTGATCTACGCCAGTACCCGTATAGAGATAAGTCGAAAAAACGTCTTCTACATAGTTGGCAGCAGAGCTAACCTGTTTTGTTTTAGATGCACCAAACATTATTAGTTTCCTCTTTACGTTTAGCCCAATATGCGGCTCTAGCAATTGCCATTTTTTCTTTTGTCTCTTGTGAATGAGTTTTACCTGTCATTCGACCACCAACTTTACCAGTTAATGCTTTAGAGATTTTCATTTTTACATCTGGTCTGCGTGATGGATTTTCATCACCAATCATCTTTTTCCTATTGGCATACAAACCAGAGTTCCATGCTTTTTTTGTTCCTTCTGCTTTTTTTGCTTGATTTTCAGGAGATAACAAATGAACTGGATTGCAACCAATCAATTTTTTACCAGCAGTAGTAAATTTACCATCACCATTGTGTAAATTGAAAGACATTGCATCGTGTTTAGCATCAAAATGATTTAAATATTTTGCTTCTAAATCCCTAATGTAATCAGCAGGCCCAATAACTAGAATTTCTCTTACCCAATCAGATGGATTAGCCATGTACATGGGTTTTACATGGCGTGATGAACAAATATAACCTTCATCAGGCTTGCAATTTTTTGCAGTCCTGCTACCGACATACCATTTGCCAGTAGATTTTTGGGTTAATTTGTAAAGATATGGCTGCATATTAGTACGATTGACCAACAGTCACACCATACCAGTTTGTTCCGTCAGAGAAGAAACTGTAAATATCTTGCTTACTAGCTGTGCTAGTAATTGTGGGTGCAGTACCATTAGGCCAAACAACGGTTGACCAAGTAACTGTGCGTGAACCTGTTGCATCTTGCTTCAAGAACATGATGAACGATTTGCCCGATACCGCAGTTGGCATTGTGATCGTTGCGTTACCTGTTAGGGTAATGATCTGCACAGTTCCGTTAGCCAATGACAAGGTAATTGCCGTAGAACTATTAGCCGAGTAAGGCGTTTCAATATAGTTCGTTACAGTTGGATTTGTGATCGCTGGCGTTGTAAGCGTCTTGTTTGTCAGCGTGTCCGTAGTGTCACGGGCAACCAATGTATCGCTTGCCGCAGGAACGTTAAGGTTGTAAGTGGAAGCGGTATTAGCCCCGACCAGATTGGTCTGACCGCCTAAAGCTGCTTGAAAAACTAATTGACCCATGATGTTTCCTTACGGTGCAATGATTAGCTGAGATGCTGTTAAAGCGCCTGTGCTTGGATTGTATTTAAGTTTGGTGGAACTTACATACTCGGTTGTTAGGTTGCCTGTTGTTTGGTTGGCAAACAAAATGTAGCGAGTTGCGTTTGTTGTGGTGTCGTCTGTGACCGTGGCATAAGCCGCTGGTGTAGACCATGTAGGAGCGCTGGTTCCATTAGAAGTCAGCACTTGACCTGTCGTGCCAGCAGACACAAAAGCCGTGGTTCCTGACGCAGATTGGTAAGGAACATATCCAGCACCACCGCCAGCCAAGTTTGTTGCAGTTCCAGCCGTTAATGTGCTTTGTGCAACGTTTTCCCAATAACCCGCTGTGGAGTTATACACAATCACGTTTCCGTTAGCCAAAGTGCCAAACTGAACGTTTGAATCTGTGCCGCCCAAAACCGAGCCTGAGTTGACGCGAATTTGAATCACGCCACCACCAGATGAACCGCCGTTAACAACAGCAGCCACTTGGACTTTTACATTAGGAGCTGAAGGTTTAGTCTTTGTAAATCCACCAGTTACGGCAGGGTTATACCAAAGAATATCCCCATCGGAATAGCCAGATGTGTCAATGTTTCGCAGTATGCCAAACGATTGAATCATGCCAAAGCCGTTCAAAGCAATGTCTTCTGCGGCAATACCAACGATATAAGACCCGTCTGTAACGCCTGTAGCTGGAGCCACAGTAATCACGCCAGAAGCCCCTACAGAGCCAGTAAACATCACCACTTGACCCTTGGTAATAGCAGATGATGCTTTGACGTAATAGAACTGATCTTCACCAACGTGCTGAGTGACGTTTGCAGTCATTCCCACGTTTAAGGTTGTACCGCCATCCCACCACAATTTTCCAACAGCAGCCGTTACAGTTGCGCCAGTATTGAGTTGAAGATAGTCAGAACCAAGGTTAGTCAAACCTGTCGCTGTGCCACCAGTAATTGCAACCGCATTGGCGTTTTGCGTTGACATTGTTCCCAAGCCTGTGACTTGAGTATTTGCAATGCTGATACTGGTATTTGTTGCGCTTGTGATTTGACCTTGAGCGTTTACAGCCACCACAGGAACGCTTGAAGCAGAGCCATATGTAGCCGCTGTAACGCCTGTTGTGGCAATAGCAGCAGTCACGGCAGACGAACCGTCATAACTACCACCAGAAAGCCCTGTGCCAAGCGTCAAAGAATAGGGGTTGGCAGCGGTAATAGTCCCAGAACCACCAAGCGACACAGATGTGCCATTCAGGGTCATTGAGCTATTTTGAAGCTGTGCGTTTGTAACGGAACCAGAAGTGATCTGATTTGCGTTAATCCCGATGCTTGTGTTAGTGACAGAAGTAATCTGTCCTTGAGCATTAACAGCAAAAACTGGAACGCTAGAACCTGAACCATAAGTTGCAGCAGCCACACCTGTGTTGGTGATGCTGAACTGATAGCCCGAAAGCGTCAATCCTGTGCCAGCGGTATAGGTCGCAGCAACAGAGAAATTAGACCAAGTGACAGATGTTGTGCCTAAAGTCCCACCTGGTTGAACAGGGCAATACCAAGCTGAACCGCCTAAAGTATTACCAGATTCAACAAAACAAATCGCTGAAACAAGCTCATCCCATGTGCTGCAATCTACTGAGCGTGTCCATGAATCTGCTGCGGCAACATAAATACCATTGTTGGCAGATGTGGTTTGGTTCTTCACCAAAACACGCATACCAGCGGTAAGACTAGAAGCCCAATCGCCACCACCCTGAGTAGCCAAGCCTGACAACGTAATGTCGCCAGTTGTTCCGTAATTTACGGGTGGCTTCCATGCGATACCAGCAACGTAGCCATCAACATATTGTTTATTAGCTATATCTGTGGCATTTGTTGGGGCAGCAGCAACACTAGCAGTCGTAAAAGCAGCGCTAGAGGGCGTTGTAGCCCCAATAGTTGTGCTATCAATCGTGCTGTTGGTGATGTGCAACCCAGACTGATCTGGGTTTACTGTGGCATCAAATGGCTGACCCTGACCAATAAACGTTTGAAAGTTGTTTTGAGCATCAAACAATGCCTGAACAGGCAGAATGTTTTGCTCTACTGATTTTGATGGGTCAGACATAAGACCTCTCAGAGATTAGATCGTTACTGGAGTGACGTAAACGATTGAAGGGCCAGCAGCCGAGCCAATCATGTTCACATAGCAAGGTGTTGTAGGCACAGCAAACAAGAGCGGAGCGTTCATTGATGCTGGCAACACAAAGTCACCAGTTGTTGAGCCGCTTACGGGCAAAACGGGAGTAGCGCCAGCTTGCGAAAACTTAACAGCAACGTTTGTTGAACCAGTATTCAGCAACGAAACAAAGTTATTTTGATCGTTTGAGGAATTATTGATTTGAACGTTAGCGGTAGCTGTAGCGCCAACTGACACGGCTGTTGTCACACCAACAGAGCGAATGGGTGAAGAAGTAACTGCCATAAAGTTCCTTTGCAAAGAATGGGCAAATTTTAGCCTATATCAGCGATTTCGCAGATAGTTTCCTAAGTGGCCTTCAAAGATTTTATTGCCAATATGCCCCATCTTGATTTCGGGGTCTACCCAAACCTCACCGCCAATCTTTCTCCAACGGATGCAGAAGCTGTAGTCCTCACCCCATTTATAACCATCTTCAAAGATGTGGTCAAACAAAGGATAGAACCGTTTGTCTCGCTCTGCTGTGTAGAAATGACGATCTGGATATTCCATAATCATTTTCTCAATGCAACTACGGCTGATTTTTAGGAATCCAGTAGCCACAGACTTGACTTCCAAAAGCCCTGTCTTGGGGTCTGCCCACAGTTCAGGTTTGTCAAGATAATGAAGCGGATAGGCAATCGGGTCACGGCGATTAGGGTAAATACCAGCCACCACATCAACTGGAGCATCCACCAGTTTTAGTAATGCGCCAGCTTCCCAAGTTACATCGGAATCAACAAAAATCAATTGGTCGCAATCTGATTCCCAAAACCGAGTGGCAATAATGCCTCGGCTGTCAGCAATCAAGGCGTTTCCAATATCGTCAACTAACGTATAGCGGTCTCCCCTTTTGACCAGCTCTAACGTATCGTTTAACAGGGAACGCATTGTTCCCATGTGAACCACACCTGTGTAAGCAGGAATGGCAATCATTATGTGTTTCACTTTTTTCCTTCTAAAAAAAGAACGCCCCCTGATTTTACTCAGAGGGCGAAACCAAATGGCAACTGAAAAATTAAGCTGTTAAGCCAACGTTCTTCAGCGCAGTAATAATAGCATTGGTAGCTGCCACAAATTCAGCAGTCGATGGGGCTGCTGTCAAAGCGGTGATAGCACCTGCTTGCACAACGGGAGTTGTGCCGTAAAAGCCAACTTTGCCGCCAGACAAGGCGATCAAAGAGCCATCTGCTGCGCCGCCGTTTAACAGGTAAACGGGGGTTTGGGTGGATGCTGGTCCTGGATTAGACATTTTCAAATTCCTTAAAAAAAGTTACGAATAGGGGGATTGCTCCCCCCATCAAAATTAACCTGCAACGCGGCAAGCCAATTCAGGGTAGAGCGGTGCCCAACCGTACAGCACATCCAAACGAGTGGGGATGCTGTCGTTGTTGATCGTGTATTGACGAACAACACGCATAGACAAACCGATCTCCTTGTCGCTTGCACGACCAGCGAAATGCACGCCTTCTGGCAATTCCAGGTCGGCTACTGCCAACGTGAAAGCATTTTTGTGCATCAAGATGTTTTGTGGAGACACAGCGCCTGTGTGGTTGAAGAAAGTGATCGCAGCAGTCGCGCTAGTCGATGGAATAGACACGTTCTGGAATTGACCGCCAGAGATGATCGCTGGAGACACAACAACAGTAGAGCCGCTGATTGACTTAATCACAAAGTTACGGAGCTTGTTAGAACCGTAGGCTTGGCGGTTTTGTGGGTTAACAGCGTACACGCCATCGATGGTGAATGTATCGCCAACGTTAGGTGTCACAGTACCAGACTTAGTGATAGTGATGGTAGATGTAGAAGCCCAACCAGTTGTCAAGATACCTGTGTTGCTGGCAGTAGTGTCAGCAGTTGCAGTACCAGCGAACGAACCGAATGTTTGGCTCACAACGTTCTGGTCCATCTTCCAGTTCATACCACCAGAATCACGGCCCATCAAACCTTTACGGTATTGTTGACCGATAACTTCTGGAGGAACGAACAAGCCCTTCAAGCTGTTAACGATAACAGCAGAAGTGAATGGTTCCACAGTCATTGAGCGACGACCATCACGGGGTGCGCCTTCAGCGTCAAGGTAAGCGCCAGCGGTCAGATAAGTAATCAGATCGCTAGGGGGTGTGCCAGCAGTACCAACGATGTTAGCTGTGTTCAAAGCAGCCATAGACAAACCGTCACGGTCAATCTTGTTGGCGATTGCTGCGATTGCGGGCTTCAAAACACGGTCGCTGAACATATCCAAGCTCAATGCAAGGTCTTGAGTTGTGAATTGTGTGTCAACGTGGAACTGTGTAGACAAGGTAACTG